ATAATGATTTCGCAGATGTAAGAATTGCAAGAATGATTGCATCTGGAATGTCAAAAGCAGAGGCAATTGCAGCAGTCAAGAACAAGCCTTATAACGAAGAAGTGGAAATTGATGAAGCAACCAGAATGCGTAAAGAACTCGGCAAGGAAGGTGAAACTGCGACCCGCAAGGAACTTGCAGCACGTTCCAAGGCATATAATCGTTCTGGAAGTGTAGACAAGACCATTGCGGCAGCAGAAAGGGGTGCTGACCGTCCTTACATCAAGCACAAACGTGATGAGTCCGATAGTGATAGAGCAGCAAGAGAAAGAAAGCAAAGTCAAATCTTAAGGGGACTTGCAGCATCTAGAAGAGGGTCAGTAAGAGACAAGCCAAGAGCAGGACTAAGAGGTTATGCTGCTAAAGTAGAGGGTGGTGATAAGGACCTACAATCAGCAAGAGGTTCTGCAAGAAGTGCAGGAACCCTAACCCCAAGAGAAAAGAAGGAATTGGGAGAAGTTTACCAGATTGTAGCATCATACCTCCTTGAGAACAATTTTGCTGCAACTCTCAATGATGCAAATGTAATTATTGAGAATATGAGTGAATCATGGTTAGGTCAGATTTTAGAAAGTGCAGAGTGATATATTTCACATAATTTTACACCCTCTTGACGGGGGTGTTTTTTTATGTCTAAAATGACTCTGTGGAGTTTCAAGAAAATTCTAGGTTCTAAATAGCTCAAAGTATAATATTAGGTTATGAGCTATGAAAACCCTTGGAGATTCAATGGGGAAATTTTTGAGTCTTCTGATATTCAAGATTATTTTGGTTTTGTATATCTTATATACTGCATTCCGACTGGTCGCAAATATATTGGTAGAAAGTATTTCTGGAGTTACCGCACACCAAGAGGAAAATCTAGAAAAGTTAAGTCGGAGTCCGATTGGAAAAAGTATTACGGCTCCTGTCCTGAACTCAAAGAAGATGTTAACGTTTGGGGGAAAGAGTCATTTAGTAGAACAATACTCAGCCTTCATAGAACAAAAGGAAAATGTAATTATGAAGAAACCAGACAACTCTTTGTAAATAACGTTTTAATTGAGTCTCTTGACGACGGGACTCCTGCGTATTATAATTCAAATGTCCTAGGAAGATATTATCGGAAGGATTATTTTAATGAGTGACCTAAAAGTTAAAAAAGTCTGCAATACTCTTATTGAAGACCATATCAATCGTATGCACGAATTGTGTGATGAGGGTCGAATTAAAGATGCTGAAAGTGTCTATAGTGAGATTCGAGATTGGGTGATTCAGAAAGAAAATCTGGAAGTATTATCTTTGGAATATATCAGCGGTTATTTCTTAGACATTTAGTGTCTTCTAAATAATCTGATATTATGGAAAAATCCAAATTTGGATTCCTATTATGAGTAGGTTTTTATATTATGAGACTTTGAATGTGAAAATTAGAGCCGTGGAGATTGCCCCTTGAGAAAGGGGATGTGCGCTTTCTTTATACGGATGTAGAGTTCAATTAATTTTAATGCAAAACATCTTTACTGTAGCCCTGCCCCTTCTGGCATCGGTTACAACCAGTACGGCATCACTGCCATTCGTCAACTACAAGATGCAGGGACCTCCTCCCCCAGTGGAACAAAAAGTCTCTATTATCAATATTAAAGATTTGAAACTTGTGGATGAAAAGAAGACAGCAATCCGAGAGGTTGCTCCCGAAGAGCCAAAAGAGAAAAGGCTAATTTGTAAAGGGTGTTCAGAACATGAACAACTTGCTGTTGAATATTTTCAGCAACAAGGAATCAAAGACAGAAACGCCCTTGCTACTATCATGGGCAATATTAAGCAGGAATCTATGTTTGTGCCTAATATCTGCGAAGGTGGTAGCAGAGTCAGTTATAAATCATGTTATGGTGGTTACGGACTGATTCAATGGACATCTGCCAACCGTTATTATGGATTGGGTGAATTTGCTAAGAAGTATGGTGGTTCTCCATCAGATCTTCACACGCAACTTCGTTATCTAACCACTGAAGTTCAATGGCAACGAATTTTTGATAGAATGAAAACACCAGGTAAATCTATTGATCGTTACATGAACTATGCGTATAGTTGGATTGGTTGGGGCATTCATGGTGCCCGTACTTCGTATGCTCATGAGTATGCTTCCAAACTGATCACGGTAGAAGGTTGACAAACTGAATAATAGGGGAGAAGCAAAGGTCTCTCCCCTTGACAGATAATTTTTATGTAAGATATAATGCAAATATTGCGGACATGGTGTAGAGGTAACACGTCATCCTTCCAAGTTGAAATCACGAGTTCGATCCTCGTTGTCCGCTTGTCATAAATTAATAATCAATAGAAAAATGTTAAAAGTAAGATGCAAAAATTGTAATACAGAATTAGAATCAAATTCTACGCAAACCAAATGCTGTGGTTGCGATAATTTGACTTCTATTACTGGAGATAAAATAAGTGCGGTTGACCTTTCTTTGGTTGAGTTGATTAATTTAAATAAATTAAATGATACAAAATCTGTATTAAGTCGAGAAGATTTGCAATATCAAGAGGCAAGAAGGACCAGAAAAGTTAAAAAATTAGATTTTGAAATTAGGTAAAGAATTTAATAATCTCTTAATCAGTGTGTCGTATTGAACACAATAAGTAGGCGTTTTATTCGGTTGGATTATAATATATTAGTATACGTATTTTAATCCTTATGGATCAACACACCTACGATAATTGGGTGAAGATCAAGGCAACTTTTGAAGAGTCTGGTAACACAGACAATATGTTTTACAAAAGAGCTGTCGAAATTGTAAAGACCAGAAGAGACCCTCTTGCAAAATTTCTTGGAGACGAGAAGTGATGGAACCACAAGATGAATTTATTACACGTTCTGAAGTTCAGGAGATGATTGATGATGCCATACGAAAACACAATCGTAATGCTGCGATTATTTCAATGTGTGTTGGTTGGGTTGTTCTTGCACTTTTTGCTGAAGGTCTTCTTCGACTCATTGGAGTAATTCCCCCAGTGTTCCCATGGCTCAACATCACTCTGAACTAATCTTTTTAGTTCCTTGGTTTGTTCTAGTGGGAATATCCTTAACAATGATTGCTCAGGGATGGATGATAATGAATGCCCATCATGGATATTCAAAAAGTCCAAAAGTAAAGCATCCAGAACTTAACGACGTTAAAGCAGGAGATCCATTACTAGTGGTTAAATTTACGGACGAAGACATAGCAAAATTGCAACAAAGAATTACTGAACAAAAAATGCAAGAACTCTTTGAGGAACCATCAACTTATGAGGATGATGATGACGACGAGTGAATGGTTGGAGATTATCCAATTTACTTCTCATATGTTATATCTATTTGTTGCATTTATGTGTGGAATTGTTATTGGATATATTGTAGGAATTAGAAACGGAGGAATGTAATGAATAGTTTAATACTATCTTCAATTTTAATTTTTGGTTCAATAGTGCTTCTTTTAAATTGGGGACTTAATAACGCATATCCACAATGAAACATGCATTAATCTTAACTTTATGTTTTTTGCCATTGGCAATTATCTACATAATAATGAAAATATCATTGTGGTTGTCCACAAGTGTTTCTGAAGTCAATTATGTCAGAGAAGATTCCAAACGACCACATGGACCCTATGTGGAGAATGCATATGGAGACGTTGATGAAACGGAAGAAAGTTATTGAAACTAAAGAAATTATAGAAAAAGCAATTTTTGATTGGTATTTTGAACGTGGGTTAGATGTTCCAAAATGGAAAATGCAAAAAGACCCACAATGGTGGATTGATTATTTAAAAGAACTTGATGGAGATAACGAGGACAACGACGATTGGTAACTATGAAAACAATAGTAATTTTTGGAGCAACAGGAGATCTTTGTAGAAAAAAGTTGATACCAGCACTGTATGAACTTTATAAAAGAAAACTACTACCAGAAGATTTTAAAATAATTGGTGCCTCACGAACCAAGCACAGTAAACAAAGTTGGTTGCATACCTTAGGTTCTTATTCAGAGGATTTTGTAAGAATTTTAGATTATGTTTCTTGCGATTTAAGTGATTTAGAATCACTTAAACTTTTACCTTTAGGAGATGAGAATACTTATTTTCTTTCTGTTCCACCAGAAAGATATTCTGATGCTATTCTTAATCTTAAAATGTCTGGTCTTGTAGATGACCAAGACAATACTAAAGTTGTTATTGAAAAACCTTTTGGATATAACCTTAAATCGGCGGAAGAACTTCAAGAGATTGTTTCGTCAAATCTTCGGGAAAAGCAGGTCTATCGTATAGACCACTATCTCGGAAAAGATACTGTCAACAATATTTTGGCAACTAGATTCAGTAATATTCTTCTTGAACCCCTGTGGAATCGTGATTATGTGGAAGAAGTTCAAATTTTTGCAACTGAGACTATTGGTTGCGAAGGAAGAGCACAATATTATGAAACTGCTGGTGCGGTTAGGGACATGTTGCAAAATCATATGTTGCAACTACTTGCTTTAATTGCAATGGAAGCACCTTGTAAAAATGATGCAAAAGAAATTCGTAGGGAGAAAGTAAAAGTTCTTTCTGCTGCACGATTGGGAACAAAATTAGTTTGCGGTCAATACGCAGGATATAGGAACGAGTCTGGAGTTAGTGGTGATTCACAAACACCAACTTTTGTTGCTGGGGATATGTATATTGACAACTGGAGATGGAAAGGTGTTCCTTTTTATTTTATGACTGGTAAGAAACTTCCTGTTTCTTGTGTCGAAGTTGTAATTAAATTAAAATCTCCACCACTCAATTTATTTGGTGAACATGAACCAAAAGATAGAATTGTAATGAGATTTCAACCAGATCCACATTTTGATATTCAGATTGATATTAAATCTCCTGGATTGGATGATAAAATTGAAACTGCAATTTTGACTCATAGTTACCCAGAAGGTGCAATTGATGGGTATGTAAAACTTTTATATGATGCAATAACGGGAGATCAATCGCACTTTGTTCATTCGGAAGAAGTGTTGGAATCTTGGAGAATTGTTGATGATCTTCTTTGTGTTGGAGAACAGTGTCCAGTAAATACAAGACCATATACTTATAATTTTGGTACTTGGGGTCCACAAGAAGAAATAGAAAAGATTACTAAGTGGGATTATCCACTCAAACTTGTTTAGGAGAGAGTTATGAAAGTAGGATTAATAGGACTGGGAAGAATGGGTGAAGGAATGTCTCGTCGTATGATGAAGGCAGGAATCGAAGTTTGGGGTTATCGGAGGAATTATGAAAAAGCAAATGAAGCATATGAAAAGGGATATGTGGATGGAATTGCAACTACTATTGAAAATCTTGTTAAAGTAGTTAAA